GCTAACGCACCATCTAATCTAGGTGGGGCAAATGTAGATAATATTATTGTAACAATGACTTATGATAATGAAGTTTTGTCTAACGAACTTATAGAGGAAATAGAAAACATATTTGAGGAATTGCAAGAGGAGATATTTCAAGAAGTAGAATTTAAACAAGAATTTAAGTTTGAAGAAGAATTTAAAATAGTACAAGCACCACCAATGGAAGAAGAATTAGAGATTGAAGAACTTATAGAGATAATATCTATGCCTGAAAAAGAGCCTGAAATAATGGAAGAAAAGCCAGAAGTTGTAGAAGAAATTGTAGAAGAAAAACCAGAGGAAGAAATTATAACTGAAGAAATTATTAAAGAAGCTAAAGAGGAAATGCCAGAAGAAACTAAAGAGGAAGAAGTTATTGAGGAAGCACCAAAAGAAACTACACAAGAAGCACCTAAAAAAGAAGTTAAAACAAAAGTAGCAAGTAAGAAAAGCAAGAAACCTAAAATAGACAAGATTATGGCAAAGGTAGACGCACAAGTAAAAGATAGCGCAAAGAACTTAACTATCAAAAACATTATTAAATTAGACGCTATGCAAAACGATCAAGCTTCACTTACAGCTTATAATAATGTAGAGTTTTACAAGCCAAAAGATATTTATTTGAATCAGATAGAGATATTTGATAATAGGTCTATATATGCTAATGTTGATTTAGTTAAATATACTGATAATGATATAATGGAAATTAAAATTAAAAAATTAAACGAAATAAAGTATAAGAAAAGAATATTACTTTTAGAATTACAGGAGTTAAAAAATGGTTAAAAAAATACAAGACAATTTAACTAACATAGTTGTTGTACTAGGATTGATCGCTTCTATTGGTGCTGGCTTTACAAAGTTTGCTAATATGGAATCTACTATTGAGCAACTATCTAATCAAACTGCACCAGATTTATCAGGTATAGAAACAAATGGATTTGCAATAACAGATAACAGTACAGATATAGCAGTTATAAAAGAGAAACTTAAAACACATAGTCATAATAACGATCATGCTCACGATAATACTGATGTTAAAATTCTAAAAAAAGAAATAGAAGTTTTAAAGCTAGAAATTCAAGAATTAAAAGAAGCATCTAAAAACCCACTTCAATAATGCACTATGTATTAGCCTTTAGTATCTGCTCTGCAATCACAGGCTTTTGTAATAGTACATCATTAGTTCCTGTAAAGTTTAATACATGGTCTGAATGTGTTATAGGTGGTAGTAAATTAACTATTGAATATACAATTAAAATGGAAGAAAAAATAAATAAGGATAAACTCTATATCACTTATTTCTGTAATGAAAATATCTCTGACAAAACCCCAGCTTAAAGTATCATCAAGCAAATCAAGGTTTAGAGTTCTAGTAAGTGGTCGTAGGTTCGGTAAAACTTATTTGTGTATTACTGAAATGATGAAGTATGCAACAGGGGTTAATAAAAAAATATGGTACGTTGCACCTACATTCAAAATGGCTAAAGAGATTGTTTGGTCTAAACTAAAAGAAATGTTAGCAGAGTTTAATTGGATAGAAGATATTAATGAATCCAATATGACAATCACAATTAAAAAGACAGGCAGTAAAATATCATTAAAAGGTTGCGACGCTTACGATAGTTTAAGGGGTGTAGGTTTAGATTTTTTAATATTAGATGAGTTTGCTGACATAGATGAAAAAGCATGGACTGAAGTATTAAGGGCTTCTGTATCTGACACAGAGGGAGATGTATTGATGTGTGGTTCTCCAAAAGGTTATGGTAATTGGTCTTACCGTATGTATCTTAAAGGACAAGATCAAGATAAAGAATGGGATAGTTTTCAATATACAACTCTACAAGGTGGTATGGTTTCTGAACATGAAATAGAACAGGCTAAACAAGATATTGATATAAGAACTTTCAGACAAGAATTTGAGGGTACATTTGAGAACTATGCTGGTAGTGTTTATTATAATTTCCACCCTGTCGAAAGTGTAGTTGATAAACAAATAGATTGGACTAAACCTTTACATATTGGCATGGACTTTAACGTAGACCCTATGTCAGCGTGTGTAGGGCAAATAGAAAAAGATAAAATATTTTTTCTTGATGAGGTAATAATCTATTCTTCGAATACAGACGAAATGGTAGAGGAAATAAGAAATAGATATGGAACTAGAATACCAATATTTATCTACCCAGACCCAGCTTCAAGACAACGAAAGACTTCTGCTGGTGGAAAGACTGATTTAAGTATCTTACAAAATGCTGGTTTCAAAGTTAAATGTAAATTAAAACACCCAGCAGTTAGAGATAGGATAAATGCTGTTAATGGCAAACTGAAAGATTCTAATGGGAATAGGCATATTTTTGTTTCCAAAACTTGCAAAACTATTGTAAAAGGATTACAAAGACAAATATACAAGGAGAATACTAATATTCCTGATAAGGAAGATGGCTTTGATCACATGAATGACGCAATAGGTTACATGATAGATTTTTTAAAACCACTTACTACACAGGCACAGTTTTCTCGACCAACAAGATGGGCAATTAAATAGTTATGGCATACACTAGAGATCAAGCAGTAGAAACACACAAAGATTACTCAGAAACAATTAATAATTGGGAATACTATATTAGGTCTTATAATGGTGGTTATGATTATATGATAGGTCAATATCTATCAAGATATAATCTTGAACTAGATAACGAGTTTAATCAAAGACTTGCAAACACACCTTGTGATAATCATTGTAAAAATATTATTCAAATTTATTCATCATTTTTATTTAGAGTTAGACCAAGTAGAGATTTTGGCTCTATGGAAGATGAAGCAAGTTTAGAATCATTCTTGAAAGACGCTGACCTAGAGGGTAACAATCTAAACTCTGTTGTTAAACAAGCACAAAATTATGCTTCTATTTATGGTCATTGTTTTATGATTTTAGATAAACCAAATATCCAAACAGAAACGAAAGCAGACGAACTACAACAAGACATCAGACCTTATTTATCAATCATCACACCAGAAAATGTTTTAGATTGGAATTTTGAAAGACAACCAAATGGTAAGTACGAATTAAACTATTTAAAAATAAAAGAAGAAGTTGATAGAGATAATGGTCAATATTTAAGAATGTGGTATACTGATAGGATTGACACAGTATATCTCCCTAAAGATTCAGAGCCTAGATTAATAGATACTGTACCTAACATGATTGGCAAAATACCAGCAGTTATTTTATACAATTCTAAATCTCATAAAAGAGGAATTGGTCAATCTGATTTAACTGATATAGCTGATCTTCAAAAATCTATTTACAATGAATACTCTGAAATGGAACAGTTAATTAGATTAACAAACCACCCATCATTAGTTAAAACTCCTAGCGTTAATGCAAGTGCTGGTGCTGGTGCAGTTATTGAAATGCCTGACGAAATGGAGCCTAATCTAAAACCTTATTTACTTCAACCATCTGGTTCTAGTTTAACTTCAATCATGGATTCAATTAATAACAAAGTAGAATCTATAAATAGAATAGCACACACAGGGGCAGTAAGAACTACTAAAACAAATATTGCTTCAGGTGTTGCACTACAAACAGAATTTGAATTACTTAATGCTAGACTTTCAGAAAAAGCTGATAACTTACAACTAGCTGAAGAACAATTATTTAAACTATATGCAATGTTTCAAAATGTTACATTTGATGGAGAGATTAATTACCCAGATTCATTTAATATTAGAGATTATGCAACTGATCTTATGTTCTATCAACAAGCAAAAGCAATCAATGTCCAATCTCCAACTTTAAGTAAAGAAATAGATAAAGAGATTGCTAGAGCAGTAGTTGATGATGATGAAAAATTAAATATTATTTTTGATGAAATAGAAGTTAAATCTGAAGTAGGAGAATTTACACAAGACGAAGTAGTTCAGCAAGATGAAGAAGTAGAACAAGAGGAAATTTAATGAATGTCAGATATAGTAAAAGATTCAACACTTTACAGAATTAAACAAATAGAACTTGCTGAAGCAGAGTATTACAAAACATTAATCAAAACATTAGACAGAATAGAAAGAGAAGTAGTATCACTTGCTAGTAGATTACCTTTAACAGATGGAAAATTAATAGAACTACAATCAGCTATCGCAATCAGACCACAGATAAAAGCTATTCTTGATAGAGAATATTTAGCATGGTCAGATACAGTTGTTAGACAAGGTTTTAACAAACAAGCAAAAAGAATAGAAAAAACTTTCAAAAGAATTGGTAACATTCCTTTAGCTTTTCAAGAAATTACTAAAGGAGATTTAGCATTAATACAAAATCTTAAACAACAATATTTCACACAGTTCAAAGATGTAGCAAACACATTTACTAGAAGATTAGCAGAAAAAGTTTATACAAACACATTAGTAGGTAGTGAATTTACTGTATTAGAAAAAGAATTAAGACAAACAATAAATGGTATTTATGCTAGTGCTGATGATGTAGAGGCACAAAAACTAATAGCGTACATTAATAGAAACAAATTTAATAAATCTAAAAAAGCACAAGTAGATAAATCAGTTCAAACTCTACAATCTAAATTTGCTAGAGATCGTGCTGGAGAAAACATGAAAAGATATGCTGGTCAGATATTAAATGATTCTTTACGAGATTTTGACGCAACTTTAAACTTCAATAAATCGCAAGACGCTGGTTTAACTTATGTTAAGTATTATGGGGATATAATACCTACCACAAGAAGAATTTGCAGAAATGTAGTAAGTGGAGTATATGATAAGCGAAAAGGTGGACTTTTTACTATTGACGAAGTAAATAAACTTTGGTCTAGTACAAGTTGGAAAGGTAAAAAAGGTGGTAACCCTTTAATAGTTCGTGGGGGTTATAATTGCAGACACCAATGGAGTTATGTCAATCCTGATTGGTATGACGAAGCTGGAGAACTAATAATATAAATAGGAGTCTTATGACGCAAGAAACAGAGGTTGTTCAACCGAAAAATGAACAAGTAGAAACACAAGAAGAAGTAAAAGCAGAAACACCAAAAGAGCAAACTTTTACACAAGCACAAATAGACAACATAATCAAAACAAGATTAGAAGCTGAAAAACAAAAAAATCAAAAGGTTCTTCAAGAAGAAGAAAACAAGAAGAATGAACTTTTGAAAGAACAGCAACTAAAAGAAGCTAAATCAAAAGCTGAAGTAGAAAAGGTTATGCAAGAAAGATTGTCTGAAAAAGAATCAGAACTTAATAGATATAAAGATCAAATCAAAAAAGAAAAAGTTGATAATTCTATTTTATCTATTGCCAATAAAGAAAAATCTATTAATGCACAACAAGTTGTAGCTTTGCTTAAAAGTGAAGTTCAATACAATGATGATGGTAGAATAGAAATAGTTGATAATAATTCTAATGTAAGATATAACTCACAAGGAGAACTATTAACAATAGAAGATAGAGTTAAAGAGTTTTTAGATGCTAACCCACATTTCCGTCAAGGGTCTTTGTCTGGTTCAGGAAGCCAGAGTAGTGTCGAAGGTAAAACTGTTAAACCATTTAATCTACAGGACTTGGACTTAACAAAATCAGAAGACCGTCAAACCTATTCAGAATATAGGAAGAAACGAGATTCAGGTGCTGTTGAGATTAACTTAAACAATAAATAATAATAGGATAATATCATGGCTAATGAAAGCACAAGTTCCACACTATCGGAACTATATACAGAGATAGTGGCAGAAGCACAATTTGTTATTCAAGAAAAATCTATAATGAAAAATCTTGTTAAAAATTATGCTATATCAGGTGGTGGAAAATCAGTTGAAGTTCCGATCTATGCAGCAGTAGCAGCAGCAGCAGTGGCAGAAGCAACTGACTTATCTAACACAGCAATCAACCCTAGTTCAGTAACTATTACTGCAGCAGAGGTTGGTGTTATGACAACTCTAACAGATTTAGCAAGAAACTCTGCACCAAGAAATGTTGCAGCAGATATTGGTAAATTATTTGGAGAAGCAATCGCAAAAAAAATGGATCAAGACTTACTTGCTAAATTTGATGGTTTTTCAACTGCTGTTGGAACAGATAGTGCAGCTTTATCGCCAGCAACTATTTTCAATGCAGCGTCAACTTTAAGAGCATTAGGACTTCCTGTTGATGAAACTTATTGTGTGTTGCACCCAAAAGTAGCTTATGATCTTAAATCAGGATTAACAAATACTTTTGCTGGTCTATCAACTGATCTATCAAACGAAGCATTAAGAGGTGGCTTTATTGGTCAAATCGCTGGTATCAAAATCTTTGAAACAGGCAATATGGCAAATACAGGTACAGGTGGAGATTTCAAAGGTGGAATGTTCCATAAAGATGCTTTAGGTCTAGCAATGATGCAAGACATTAAGATTGAAACTCAAAGAGATGCTTCTTTAAGAGCAGATGAAATTGTGGCAACAGCAGTTTATGGTGTTGGCGAATTACATGACTCTTATGGTATAGAAGTTCTTGCAGATTCTTCAATATTATAATAATACTTTTAAGGTGGGGGGGTTAAACTCCCCACTTTATGAAAAAGGAAAAATATTATGAAACTATCTAATGGAAAAAAAATTATAGAAAGAACAGAACAAGATTATATAAAAAATATAAACATATGGACATTAAGAGGGTGGAAGCCTGTT